TGGTGACATCGACGCTTTCGGCGTTGAAGCTGATGCGCGTCGCGCGCAGGCCCGCTGCCGTCTCGAACAGCCCGTCGCCGGTCATGTCGATCTTGATCAAAAGGTCTTTTCCGTTCTGGGCCGCCATGGCGAAGCCTCCGTGATTGCTGTGAAAATCCTGCGCCGCCGCGGCGCCTCAGTCGTCCTCGACCCGCGCCCGAAAGATCAGGTCGATCCGGCGCACATCACCGGTGCCGACCCGCGCCGCCGCCGCGCGGTAAAAGTTGAGCGCCACCAGATGCCCGCGCGTCAGGATCAACGGCGCATCGACCAGCGCATCCGACACGGCCGCCGCGGCCGTCTTGGCGGTGGCAAATCCCGCCGTGTCGGTCACCACCGAAACGGTGAACTCGTGCTCGGCGCCGTGCCCGGTCTTGTCGGACCTGTCGCGCGCCACCTCGGGCCCCAGCGCCACATAAAGCGCGGGCAGCGGCCCGGCGGGCAGCGCGTCATAGATGTCGCCCCCGACCAGCGCTGTCAGCGCCGCATTGCCGCTCAGCCGCTGATAGACCGCCGTCTGCAGGGCGGATGCCACGCCATAGCTCATGTCGCCGTCTCCTCTTCGCTCAGGCAGACCAGATAGCGGCCGCCGGGGTCGCGCTCGGCCACGCTGAGGATGCGAAAGATGCGGGTGCCGTCGCGAAAGCGCTGGTCCGCCACCGGCCGCGCGGTTGACCCCACCTGCGCCGCGCGCACCGTGATGCGGTAGCGCACCCGCGACAGCACCGTGGCGACACCTGCCGCCTCGGACCCCGCGCCCGCCAGCACCTCGGCCCAATGCCGGCCAAGCGGCACCCAGCCTTCGCTGTAGCCGCCCGCGCCATCCGGCACCCGCGTCGGCGCCTCGAGCAGCAGGCTGCGCGTCAGATTCGGCCGCGCCATCACCGGCCCCCCGCGAACAGGCGCACGGTGCGGTAGCGCTCGATCAGCGCCGTCACGCCAAAGGGCATGCAGCCCGCGCCCAGCGCCGTGTCGCTGCGATATTCGTAGTAATGGGCAGCCAGCATCATCACCGCCTGCGCAAGATCCGCAGGCAGGTCCGACCATTCAGGGCCAAAACCCGCCAGAAACCCGATCCGCACCGCGCCATAATAGGGCACCGAGGGCAGCGCGCCGCCCAGCGCCAGCAGCACCGGCCGCTGCATGTCGGGCACCAGCCGGTAGCTGGCCGGCGGCAGCACCGTCTCGCCCGCCGCGCTATCGACCAGCACGACCTCCGTGATCGCGCTGACCGGCGCCACCGGCAGCGCCTGCCGGTCCGTCTCGCGCCAGGCCGTCAGCGACCATGAGAACGCGCGCTCGATCAGGATCTTGCCGATGCGCCCCTCGATTGCGGCCATGGCGGCACGCAGGAACCCTTCCAGCACCACATCCTGCAAGCCGTCATCGGAGAACCCCGTGCCCAGCCGCAGATGTTCCTTGAATTGCGCGACGGGAACAGCCGCTTGCGGCACCGTCGTCTCTTCGACCAACATCATGGAATTACTCCGATTTCCGCTTCTGTTTCCGTCAGGCCGGACGCGCACCCCCGCATTGCTCGGACGGAAGGGAGCAGCTAGACAATGCGTGGTCGTCATGCGCGTCCGGGCGGGCGCCGCCGTTTGACCGACGACACCCTCTCACGACCCGCCTTAGCTGGTCGCGATGCGCAGGGCCTTGATCGCGGCGAAATCGCTCACCGCCCCGCCCACGCGCTTGGTCGCGTAGAACAGCACATGCGGCTTGGCCGAGAACGGGTCACGCAGCACCCGCAGGTCGGGACGCTCCGCAATGGTGTAGCCGGCAGCAAAGTTGCCAAAGGCGACCGGAAAGGCATTGGCCGCGATGTCAGGCATGTCCTCGGCAACCAGCACCGGATAGCCCAGCAGACGCGCGGGCTCGCCGTTGGTGAAACCGTCCGACCACAGGTAGCGGCCATCCACATCCTTGAGCTTGCGGATGATCGCCGTGGTCTTGGAGTTCATCACAAAGCTCGCACCCGCGCGGTATTGCGCGCCCAGCGCATAGACCAGATCGACCAGCGGATCGGTGTTGGTGATGGTGGCCGCGGCACCCGAGGGGATGTAGCCGATATTGCCCCAGGTCCAGGCGGTGTTGGCAACCTTGGTGTAGTCGAGGAAACCGCGCGGCTTGTCCACGCCATTGCCGCTGACATAGGCGGCCGCCTCGGCGCGGTTGAACTTCTCGGCGATGCGACCGGCAAGCCAGGTCTCGAGGTCAAAGGCCGTGTCGTCGAGCAGCCGCTGCGACGCCTTGGGCAGCGCGGAGAGCTCGTGCAGCGGGATGGTGATGCGCTCGATCACGCCGGTCGCCGTTTCGGTCGTGGCGGCGGTCTCGGTGGCCCAGCCCGCGCCGATATCGGCCCGGTCGATCAGCACGTCATAGGACGTCGCCTCGACATTGACGACATTGGCGATGGCGCGGATCGATGCGGCGCCTTGCAGCACGGTCTTGATCGTGTCGGCCATCTGCGGCGCGACGAGGTAGCCGCCATCGGCCGCCACGGCCGTGCTCATCGCCTTGCCTTCGATCTCGAGCCCGCGCAGCCCGTCGTCGTCACCCGAGCGCAGATAGGCGTCAAACGCCTTCTGATGCGGGGCCTCGATCTCGGCGGTGGCAGCGAGCGACGGGCGCTTGCCCGCGAACATGGTCTTGCGGTCCATCTTGGTCATCCGTTCTTCCTGATGTTGCAACTTGGCGTGAATGTCGGTCGTGAAGTGCTTGAAATCGTGCATGAACACCGCAACTGCGGTCTTCAGCTCCTCCGCCGGGGACAAGCCCTCCCCGGCCCGAGCCTTGGTCTCGGGTTCGCTCATGATTTGGTCCTCATGTCCTAGGGTTGATCGCCGGCTCTAATCCGAGACCAGCAGGCCGCGCGCGTCGTGAAACACCGCTGCCAGTTCACGCAGCATCGCCGCTTCGGGGTCGTCCCCCTTGGCCGCCACACGCGCCTCGGGAAGCATGGGGAATGTGACAAGCGACACCTCCCACAGCTCCAGCTCTGCCAGCAGGCGCCCGCCCCTGGCCTCCTTGGTGGCCTTGCGGGTGCGATAGCCGATCGACAGCCCGTCGATCGCCCCCGCCGCAATCAGCGCCACCGCCTCGCGGCCCCGGGCGACATCGGTCAGGATGCGCCCCTTGACCCAGAGGCCCTTTGCATCCTCGCGCACCTCGTCCCAGACGCCGATGGGCTGCGCCGGGTCATGCTGCCACAGCATCTTGACGGTGCCCCCCCGCGCCTTGAGTGCCGCAAGAGACGCCGCATAGGCCCCCGCCGCCACCACATCGCCACCCTGGTCCAGCGCGCCAAAGAGCGAGGCATAGCCGCTGATCACCGTGCCGGCCTCGCCGCTGGTGACGGTCACATCGCCGCCCAGCCTGCTGAATTTGTGTTCCAGTTCCATCATCGCCCCCTCACGGTGCCACGTTCAAAATCGACTGAAAGGCCTGCGCGAGGATCACCGCCACCACGCCATAGACCGTCAGCCACAGCCGCCTTTCCAACCGCTCCATCATCACCTCGATCTTGCCGAGCTGCGTGTTGAGCTGCGCGAACTGCAACGCCGAGAGCCGCTCCTGCGCCTCGATCCGCATTCCCGGCGCGCAGGCAAAAGGCGCGCCATAGCGCGACTTGTCATCCGGCATCGCCCACCTCCTGCACCGGCAGCCCCAAAAGCGCGCGCTTCTCCGCGTCGCTCAGGAACGCCGCAGCGCTGATGCGGCGCCACTGCGCCTCGCGCTCTTCGGCAAGCGCCGGGATCTGGTCGAGGTCGGGATGCAGGTCCAGCTCCTCGCCGGTAAAATCCTCCAGCCAGTTGGCAATCGCACTCGCCACCCGCGCCGCCAGCGGCACCACGGTGAGCCGGTAAAAGGCCCGGTTCGCCTCCTGATAGTTGGCATAGGTCGCGTCCCCCGGAATGCCGAGGATCATCGGCGGCACACCAAAGGCCACGGCGATCTCGCGCGCCGCACTCTCCTTGGTTTTCTGGAACTCCATGTCCGACGGGCTGAACCCCATCGGCTTCCAGTCGAGCCCACCTTCCAGCAGCATCGGCCGCCCGGCATTGCGCGCGCCCTGATGCTGGCTCTCCATCTCGCTGACCAGCCGGTCATACTGGTCCTGGCTCAGCCCCGCCTGCCCGTCCGCGCTCTTGTAGACGATCGCGCCCGACGGCCGCGCGGCATTGTCGAGCAGCGCCTTGGACCAGCGGCTCGCAGAGTTGTGCATGTCGATGGCACTTGCCGCCGCCTGCAACGCGGAAAATCCGTAATGGTCATCCTGCGGATGAAAGCTCTTGATATGACAGACGGGCGACACCCCCTCGCCCACGGCAAAGCGGTGCTTGCGCCCATTGACATGGTATTCATAGGCCACCGGCCAGCCATCCGGGCCCGGCACCACCGACATCCGGTCCGAGCGCAGCACATGCAGCTCCTGCGGCAGGCCCTCGGCGCCCACGGCTTCGACATAGGCGTTGCCGGTCAGCAGCATCTGCCCATAGACCGCCTCGAGCAGCTCCGCCCGCCCCTGCGCCCCATTGGGCCGCGCCAGCAGGTCGAGCACCGGATGCGCCTCATAGCGCCGCGCGCGGTCCTGCAGCACCAGCGGCAGCGCCGCGGCCGCCTCCGCGATCAGCCGAACGGCGCGAAAGCCCACCGGATTGCCCAGAAACCCGGCCCGCGTCAGCGATACCACGTCACGCGGGCTCCAGACCACGCGCCCCGCCCCCTGCCAGGCGATCACCCGCCCCGCAGCCGAGGCCTTGGCTTCCGGTGGCGCTGCCCGCCCGGCATCCGGCCGCTTCAGAAAATCAAACATCCGCCTCTCCTCGATC